GCCGGCGGCGCGCGATCGTCGCCGGCCAATCTGCGGGCAACCTCTGCCTCGGCGAGCCACTGGCGGACCTTCTTCGCCCGGGCGGGCGGCAGGTAACCGGCCGGGATGCTCTCATGGCCCAAGGCCCGCGCCTTTCGGAAGCGGGCCTGACGGGCGGCGTTGGTGCGGTCGGTCATCACCGACCGGCCAGCGGGTAGTAGTTCCAGTCGGCCTTCTGCGCGGCCTTCCAGCCGCGCGCCCAAGCCGCCTCAAGGGCTTTCATCGTCGGGTTGGAGGACTTCGGGAACCAGTAGGGGTTCTGAGAAAGGCTGTGGTCGGCGCGGAAGGCGGTGGATCCGACCCGCTCGGCGTTCTGTTCGGAAGCGGTCATCTGGGTCTCGGTGGTCATCTCGTCTCTCCTTCTCAAATCTCGACGTAGGCGAAGCTTCCGCACTCGTCGTCGTGCTCGGTGGTGATCTTGGCGAGGTCGCCGAAGAAGGCGGCAACCCGCTCGCCCAGCCCGGCGAAGACTTCCTCGGTCGAGATGGTGAAGCTGCGGTCGCCGCGGACGGTCAGTTCAACCTTCCGGCCGATGATCTCGGTAAGGGTGGCTTCGATCGGGTTGGTCATCTCGTCTCTCCTTCTGATAAACCCAAACTAACGCCGTTACGACGACCCGTCAAGGGTAAAACGTAACGGCGTTAAAAAAAGGGGCACCATGGCACGTTCAATTCGCAGCCGCGGCGGGCGCGGGCCGATGCTCTCGGCGCCGGTCAACGTCGTCCTGCCGACGCGCTCGGGCGCGGCGACGCTCGGGGCGGTGCAGACGGTGATGAACGGGATCTGGACCGGCAACCCGGTTCCAGTCCTGACCTACCAGTGGATCCGCGACGCCTCGACGGTGATCGCCGGCGCGACCGGCCCGACCTATACGCTGGCGGTGGCGGACCAGACCCACACGGTCAAGGTCACCGAGACCGCGACCAACGCCCAGGGCACGGCGTCGGCGACGAGCGCGCCGAGCGCGACGATCCCCTAGGGTTGCGCGTTTCCTCTGGGGGCGGCATTCCTGCCGCTTCCGAACCTCGAAAGGACGATTCCATGGCCGATGACAAAGATCTCTCGCCCGAGGACAAGGCGAAGAAGGACCGTGAAGAGGCGGTGAAGGCGCAGGACAATCCCCCGCAGCCCTACCCGTCGCCGGAGCAGCTCGAGAAGGCCGACGGCGGTCCGCTCGATACCGATAACGACGACGACGACGACGCCAAGGCGCAGCGCAAGGCCAAGGCCGACGCGGAAAAGGCCAAGGTCGAGAAGACCGTCGCGCCCAACAAGCCGGCCGGCACCTACGAGACCCGCTGACCGGATGTCCCTCGTCTCGCGGATGCTCGCGGGGCTGGGCCTGAAGTCCGCCGCTGAAGGCGAGTACCGGCCTGGGCCGTACTACTTGCCGATCAGCGGCGGTTTTCTTCCGGCCGGAGCTCCCGTCAATGCCTGGCAGGTCGGGATAGACCCGCGACCCGTGGCGACGCATTCGGCGATGGTCGAGGCGTGCGTCGGCGCCTACGCGCAGACGGTTGCGATGTGCCCGGGCGACCATTGGCTGCGGCTGCCCAGCGGCGGGCGCGAGCGGGTCACGACCTCGGCGCTGACGCGGATCCTGCGCAAGCCGAATGATTATCAGTCGATTTCTGATTTTCTGATGAACGCCACCCGCTCGCTCTACTCGACCGGGTCGGCCTATGCGCTGGCGGTACGCAACGCCCGCTTTGAGATCACCGAGCTCCACCCGATGGCGTCGCGCTCGTGCCGGCCGCGTCTCGCCCGGGACGGGAGCGTCTTCTACAGCCTCGGCGGCAACGAGATCGCCGAGCAACGCTTCGACCTCCGCGACCCGGTGCCGGCGCGCGACGTGCTGCATATCCGCCTGCACAACCGCCCGGGCTATCCGCTCGACGGGCAGACGCCGCTCGCTGCCGCGGCGCTGCAGATCGCCGCCGGCGATGCGATGCTGCAGCAGCAGGTGAGGTTCTTCCTCAACCAGGCGCGGCCGTCGTCGCTGGTCTTCGAGACCGAACAGGTGTTCTCGAAGGAACAGACCGACGAATTCACCGCCCGCGTCGTCGAGAAGACCGCCGGCCTGAACGTCGGCAAGCCGTTGGTGCTGTCCAACGGGCTCAAAGCCAAGGGCCTGAACGTCACCAGCGAGGACGCCCAGCTCGCCGAGATGATGAAGCTCAGCAACGAGCAGGTCGCGCTCGCCTTCCGGGTGCCGCTGCAGATCCTCGGCGCCGGCCAGGGCACCTATTCGTCGACCGAACAGCTGATGCAGTCGTGGATCGCCTCCGGCCTCGGCTTCGCGCTGAACCACATCGAGGAGGCGATCGGGCTCCTCTTCGGCCTGAAGGGCCAGCCCGACGAGTACGTCGAGTTCAACACCTCGTCGCTGCTGCGCTCGTCGTTCCTCGACCGGGTCGAGGGCTACGCCCGCGGCGTCCAGGGCGGAATCTTCGCGCCGAACGAGGCCCGCGCCGACTTCGAGCTGCCGGAAGCGGTCGCCGGCGGCGAGCCGCGGGTTCAGCAGCAGGTCTTGCCGCTCTCGCATTTCGACAAGCTGATCGAGGCGCAGACCGCGCCGCCGCCGCTGGCGCTTCCGGCGCCCGACGATGCGGCACCGAGCGACGGCGAGGCGGCCAAGGCGCTGCTCGCCATGCACAAGGGATTCGCCGATGCTCTTCGACGGTAAGGCCTTCGGCGAGGAAATGGTCGGCGTCGTCCGCGGCTTCGTCGAGCAGGCGCTGGCACCGCTGATCGCCGAGAACGCCGCTCTGGCTGCCAGGCTCGCCACGGTCGAGACCCGCGACGTCGCCGCCGAGCTCCGGCCGGAGATCGAGGCGGTGGCCCGGGCCGTCGCGGCGCTGCCGCCGCCGCCCGCCGCGCCCGACCTCACCGGCTTCGTCACCCGCGCCTACCTCGTCGAGGTCCGCGACGCCATCCTGACCGAGATGGAGAGCGTCGACCTATCGGGCTTCGCGACCAAGGCCGACCTGGCTGGCCTGGTCAGCATCGACGAGCTTCGGGCCGCGCTTCCCGACGATCCCGACCTTTCCGGCTTTGCAACCCGCGACGATCTCGCCGAGGTCCGGTCGGCCATCCCCGCGCTTCCCGAGGCGCCCGACCTGACCGGCTTCGCGACCAAGGCCGACCTCGAGGCGAGCCGCCAGCCGGCGCCCGACCTCTCGGGCTTCCTGGAGAAGGGCGAGGGCGAGGAAATCCGCGGGCTTCTCGTCCGGCAGACCGCCGAGATCCGCGCCGAGATCCACGATGCCATCGCCGCGGTCGAGCTCAAGGAAGGACCGCAGGGCAAGCTCCCGATCGCTCGCGCATGGGATGACGACGTCACCTACGCGGGCGAGGTCCGCACCCACGCCGGCGCGCTCTGGCAGGCCAGCCGCGACACTGGCAAGGCGCCAGGCGGCGCCGACTGGCTTTGCCTGGTGCCCAAGGCCGAGGACGGAGCACCGGCGCCGCGCTTCCGCATTCGCGGGACCTGGGACGAGCGCGCATCCAACTACACCGAGCTCGACATCGTCGCGGTCAACGGCGCCTCGTTCGTGGCGCGCTGCGACAACCCCGGGCCGTGCCCGGGCGACGGCTGGCAGTTGTGGGCCAAGCAGGGCAAGCCGGGCCAGCCCGGCGAGAAGGTGGTCCGAACCGACCCGGGCCCGCGGCCGGTCTCGTTTGTCGTCGACGAGGACCAGGTGGCGCTGACGCTGGCGCTCGACGACGGCACCCGGCTTACCGCCGACCTCTATCCGCTCTTGGCTCAGGTCGCGAAGTGAAGCGGCGCATCGTCGGGCCCGCCCTGCCGGTCACGGTGGAAGAGGCCAAGGCCAACGCCCGGATTGACACCACGGTCGAAAACGCCGAGATCGAGGGCTATATCCGGGCGGCGCTCGCCCACATCGAGATGTCGACCGGGGTCGCGTTCCAGGCGCAGACGTGGGAGGTCGTCCTCGACGCCTTCCCCGCCGGGGCGATCCTGATCCCCTACGGGAACGTCACCAGCGTCTCGGTATCGGCTACATCGACCCGGACGGCGTGTCGCAGTCGGTCGAGGCGAGCGACTACGCGATCGACGCGACCGGATTCGCCAAGGCATGGGTCGTTCCGGTCGTCGGCTTTTCGTGGCCGGCGACGATGTCGAC